CCCAGGTGGTCAACCTTCCCCCACCCCGAGGAAGGCTGCCCAAACACGCCCGGGATCTGTGGAAGAGTCTGGCGCCTAAATTGGCGAATTTAGGCATTCTCACCGAGGTAGATGCTGCAGCTTTCGAGTTTTTATGCATCCACTACGGTTTTGCAGTCGAAGCTGGCATCGATGTTTGGGATCCAAAAACTGGATCTATCCAATTCACAGTTGAATCTGCCCAGGGCGGAGAGAAGAAAAACCCCGTTTTTCAGATCTTCAAAGAGAATTCGACCATGTTCAAGCAGTTTGCATCGGAATTTGGCTTGACGCCCAGCAGCCGGGCACGCTTGAGCATTTCTCCTCCGGAAGACGATGATGACCTGGCCAAAATGCTGTTTGGAGCGGATATCGCCCATGAGTGAGTTCTCCTTCGATGCGCAGGCTGCAAATGCGGCGGTGAATTTCTTCGAAAGAGGCCTGACCCACGTCAAAGGCGAGTGGGCTGGCCAGCCTTTCCGTCTGTTGGATTGGCAGAAAGAGGAAATCATCAGACCGCTCTTTGGGTGGAAACGGCAGGATGGTACTCGCAAGTATCGGACGGCCTATATCGAACTGCCGCGTAAGAATGCCAAATCGACCCTTTCTGCCGGCATCGCTTTGTATTTGCTGTTTGCCGACTTCGAAGCCGGCGCCGAGGTCTATTCTGCAGCTGCAGATCGTGACCAGGCTGCCATCGTTTTCGATATCGCCAAGCAAATGACCGAAAGCTCCCCCACCCTGGCCAAACGAGCAGAGCTCTTCAAGAGAGCGATTGTCGTACCTGGAACCGCCAGCTCATACAAGGTTCTATCCGCGGATGCATACACCAAGCACGGCTTCAATGCGCACGGTGTGGTTGTCGACGAGCTGCATGCTCAGCCCAATCGTGACCTGGTCGATGTGCTGGTGACCAGTACAGGATCTCGCCGGCAGCCGCTGGTCGTGTTCATCACCACAGCAGGCTTCGACCGGGAGAGCATTTGCTGGGAATACCATGAATACGCCCGGCAGCTGCTGGACGGCATCATCGAAGATGACACGTTTTTACCAGTCATCTATGCTGCTGACGAAGAGGACGACTGGCTGGATGAGAAGACCTGGGAAAAGGCCAATCCTGGGCTGGGGGTGACCGTGAAGCGAGAATACCTGCGCAACGAAGCTCGCAGAGCCAGGAATGTGCCGGCATATCAAAATACCTTCCGCAGGCTGCACCTGAATCAGTGGACCCAGCAAGAGAGCCGCTGGTTGGACATGCATGCCTGGGATGCCTGCAATACACCGGTCAATGAGAGTCTCTTGGAAGGGGCCGGCTGCTACGGTGGCCTGGATCTGGCCAATACATCGGATATCGCCTCTTTCGTGTTGGATTTCCCCTCAGAGCCAGGTGAAGAGGAACACCACGCCTGGCTGCCCTTCTTCTGGATCCCTGAAGAGAACCTGGTCGAACGAGTTCGCAAAGACCGGGTGCCCTACGATGTTTGGGTGCGCGAAGGTTTGATCACTGCCACCCCAGGAAATGTCATCGACTACGGGTATATCGTGAGAGATATCGAACTGCTCGGGGAACGCTTCGACATCCGGGAGATCGCCTTCGACCGCTGGGGAGCCTTCCAGGTCAGCCAGCAGCTCGAGGGCGCCGGCTTCACGATGGTGGGCTTTGGGCAGGGCTTCGCCTCGATGAGCAGCCCAACCAAGGAACTATTACGCATCATCCTGGACAAGAAGCTGGCGCATGGTGGCCACCCGGTACTGCGCTGGATGGCCGATAACCTGATGGTCAAGCAGGATCCGGCCGGGAATGTCAAACCAGACAAGGGCAAGAGCCGCGAAAAGATCGATGGCATCGTGGCCGGGATCATGGGCCTGGACCGGGCCATCAGGCACGCCGGCGGAAACTCGATCTATGAAGAAAGGGGCATTCTAACCTTATGAAGATCAGCGGCAATGACATATTGGTGGTATTGGGATTGATCATCGGTGGAGTGGGCATAGGAATGATTTCAGTACCTGCAGCGCTAATCGTCGTGGGGGGAATCTTGTTTGCGATCGGGATTTTCGGTTCGATCCGCAAAGGAGCCGGGCTGTGAGTGGAATATTTGCCAGCTTGTTCGAGCCGCGTTTTCATGTCAAGCAAGAACCGCCTGGCTGGGTGGAGAAGTTCTTTGGTTGGAAGGTGGCCAGCGGTGTACAGGTCAACCAGGAGTCAGCGCTCACCTACAGCGCGGTTTTCGCCTGCATCCGCATCCTGGCAGAGACGGTGGCAGTGCTGCCGCTGCATGTGTACCGCAAACTGCCAGGCGGGGGCAAGGAGAAAGCCACGGAGCATACCCTCTCAGGGATCTTGCACACAGATCCCAATGATGAGATGACCAGTTTCCATGTCCGGGAGACGCTGCAGGGTCATCTGGCCAGCTGGGGAAATTGTTATGCCTACATGGATTGGGCCCGGAGCGGATATTTGCGAGCATTGTGGCCACTACGGCCAGACCGGATGAGCGTGAAGCGAGAGAATGGGCGCCTGAAATACATCTATCGGCTGCAAAAGCCAGACAGAAAGGGGCGCACAGAGCGAGTCTGGGGCTCGGAGCGGGTTCTGCACATCCCTGGGATGGGCTTCGATGGGGTGATTGGGTATTCGCCAATCCGTATGGCCAGGCAGTCGATCGGGCTGGCGCTGGCAGCCGAAGAGTTCGGCAGCCGCTTCTTCGGAAACGATGCCCGACCTGGCGTGGTATTGGAACACCCAGGACAGTTGGGATCTGAAGCCCATAATAACCTGAAGGACTCCTATGAAGAAGAACATGGCGGCTTGACCAAATCCCACAAACCACTGATCCTGGAAGAGGGCATGACCTTGAAAGAAGTGGGGATCCCTCCGGAAGACGCCCAGTTTCTGCAGACACGCAAATTCCAGATCGCCGAGGTGGCCCGGTGGTACAACATGCCGCTGCACAAACTGCGCGAGATGGATCGGCAGACTCACAACAATATCGAGCACGAGGGGATCGAGTTTGTGGTCTACACCATGATGCCCTGGCTGGTGCGTTGGGAGCAGGTGCTCACAAAACGGCTGCTGACCCCGAGAGAACGGCAGCAGCTGTATATCAAGTTCAATGTGATGGGCTTGCTGAGAGGAGATATGAAAAGCAGGCACGAGGCCTATGCTATCGGCAGAAACTGGGGCTGGTTGAGCGCAGATGATGTTCGAGAACTGGAGGATGACAACCCGTTACCCGATGGGCAAGGCCAGATCTATTACATGCCCTTGAATATGGTGCCGGCTGATCAGGCGGCAAGCGGTTTTTCCCAGAATCCTTCGAATTCACGTGCGATTCAAGCCCGATCGACCCCAAGTGATGGTTTTGAAGAGAGATCCATCAATGCTGCTCGGTATAGACGCCGATTGATGGCTGCACAGCTCCCTATCTTCCAGGATGTAACCGCCCGATGGCTGCGTCGCGAACGCAATGATGTAGGGAACAAGGCCAGGCAGCTGCTCAAGGAGCGTTCGATCCAGGAATTCACCCTATGGCTGCAGGAGTTCTACCAGGAGCATGCCCGGTTCATATCCCAGCAAATGTGGCCTGTGGTGCGGACCTATGCAGAGCTGGTGGCTGGAGCCGCATATGAGGAAGTGGGGGAATCTTATGAAGAGATTCCAGACGAGCTGGAGCGGTTTGCCCGCAGTTATGCCAATACTTTGGGTTCAAGGCATGCAATTCGCAGTGAGGAGCGCGTGCGGGCTGTCCTGCAGGATGCTCTGGACACGAATGAAGATCCCGAGGATGCAATTACATCAGAAATGGAATCCTGGCCAGAGGATCGAGCCGAAGATATCGCCCAGGAAGAAAGTTCGCGTGCGAACAATGCCATTGCAGTGACGGCATATTCGCTGCTGGGTGTGATGTATCTAGTTTCTAGAGCTATTGGGGACTCGTGCCCATATTGCCTGGATCTTGATGGCACGAGGATTGGAATCAATGAATTTTTCTTACAGGCTGGAGTTAATTTCCAGCCAGAAGGAGCAGAGACTCCCCTGACGGTAAAACAAAGCAAACGACATCCACCCTATCACAGCGGATGTGATTGTGTGGCCACTGCAGGATTTTGATCATCGGAAGTACCAACGCGAGGTGAATTATGCCAGAGCAATCAAATTATGAACGAAGATTTTTCCCGTTGATGGAGCTGCGCTTTTCCGAAGAAGGCGAAGAGCCCAGAATCGCAGGAACAGCGGCAGTCTACGAGCAGGAATCGGAGGATCTGGGCTTCATCGAGATCATCGAACGAGGATTCTTCCGGGACGTGCTGAATGATGATGTGCGCGGTTTGTTCAACCACGACCCTAGTCTGATCTTCGGGCGCTCGAAGAGTGGGACTTTGCGCATAGTCGATGGTCCAGATGGCCTGGGCTTCGAAGCAGATCCCCCACAGAGCCAGCTCGTCGAGGACTACGTGCTGACTCCCATGCGGCGTGGGGATGTAGACCAGTGTTCTTTCTCCTTTCGAGTAACCATGAATGGAGATCGTTGGGAGAAGCGTGAAGATGGCACGATCGTGCGGCGCCTGCTGCCAGGTGGCTGCCAGGAACTGCGCGATGTCAGTGTGGTGACGTTCCCTGCATATCCGCAAACCAGCGCGGAAGTGCGGGCGAAGTTTGCAGAATTATCGGATCAACGGTCAATTGAGACTGATTCTCAGCCCGGGGCCGGGCAGGAATCGGTGGACGATGATGGAGCTAGCACGCGGGCGCGGCTGGATATCCAGCGTCGACGGCTCGAGTTGGCTGAAATGGAAAATAAATGAATTTGTTTTGGAGGTTACGATGCCAAGTTTGATCGTACAAGCACAAGAATTACGACAGGATCGCGCCGAGGTGGTCACCCAGGCGAGACAGATCCTGGACACGGCAGAGGCGGAAGATCGCGCTCTGACCGAGGAAGAAGAACAGAATTATGACCGGGCGATGAACGATGCCCAAGATCTGCTGCAGCGTGCTGAACGCCTCGAGCGTCAGGAAACGCTGGAGCGTGATTTGGGCGAGCCCCAGGATGATGGTGCACCACGCCCAGACCCGGATGACCCTGATGGGAATCGGGAATTCAACTACCAGTTCCAATCCCGCGGGATGCAAGTCTTGAACGAGGCGGATCCCGTATGGAGGCAGGAACCTCTCTGGCAGCGGCTGTTCCCCTTTGCCCGGGATCCATATCGCCCTGCTTTTCGGGGCTGGCTGCGAAGCGGGCAGATGGCCCCTGAGGCCCGAGCCCTGCAGGCAGATCTCGATACGGTGGGTGGTTTCTTGATCACTCCGATGCAGTTTGTGGACCGCTTGATCAAAGCAGTCGACAACTACGTCTACATGCGCCAATGGGCGACTGTGTTCGCGGTGCCGAGAGCGGAGAGCCTGGGTGCTCCTTCCCTGGAGAACGATCCGGCTGACCCGGTCTGGACCGCAGAGCTGGCCATCGGAGATGAGGACAACCAGATGGAGTTTGGGCGGCGCGAGCTGCACCCCCATCCTCTGGCCAAGTACATCAAGATCTCGCGCAAGCTGCTGCGCCAGGTCCCTGATGTGGAATCGTTGGTAATCCAGCGCCTGGCCTACAAGTTTGGCGTTGTTGGTGAAAATGCCTATCTGCACGGCGATGGCGCCGGGCAACCTTTGGGCGTGTTCACCGCCTCAGATGATGGCATCCCCACCAGTCGAGATGTTTCCACCGGCAACACCACCACAGAGATCAAATTCGACGGCCTGATCGAGACCAAGTACACCCTGAAACCGCAATACTGGCCCAGGGCAAAGTGGCTCTTCCACCGGGATGGCCAGAAGCAGATCGCCAAGCTGAAGGACAGCGAAGGTCAGTATATCTGGCGCGAATCTGTGCGTGTTGGCGAACCCGATCGCATCCTGGGATTGCCTACGTTCATGAGCGAGTATGCCCCCAACACCTTTACCACGGGCCTCTACGTGGGCATCTTAGGCGACTTCAGCAATTACTGGATTGCCGATGCCTTGAGCATGGAAATGCAGCGCCTGGTCGAGCTGTTCGCGGCCACCAACCAGATCGGTTTGGTTGGCCGGCTCGAATCGGATGGCATGCCTGTGTTGGGTGAGGCTTTCGTGCGAGTGCAGTTGGCTTAGTAAGTAGTGAGCAGTGAGCGGTAACCCCGCTGCGGCTCTTGGGTCCCTTCGGGACGACAAGATGCCTGGCGGGGTGACTAACTCTGTTCACTGTGTTCACGAGAGTTAGTCAAGGAGATAACCATGAATCTATCAAGAAATGTTCAAATTCAAACTGGGTTGGATCACGCAGAAGGCAATGCCGACCGCAATGGTGAAGTGTTCGACACCCAGGGTTTCGATGGCGTGATGATCGTCACCAAGTTTGGCGATATCGCTGCCGGAGCAGTGACAACCTTCAAGGCCCAACAGGGCGAACAGGCCGATCTATCAGACGGCGTTGATCTGGCTGGAACGGGGATCAGCGTGGCTGCTGATGATGACAACCAGATCTTCGTCCTCGACATCTATCGTCCGCTGGAGCGGTATATCCGCGGCGTGGTGGACAAGGATGGCGTCAACGCCACCGAAGAGATGATGTTCTACATCGGCTACAAGGCCCGCAAGCTGCCTACTACGATGGAACTGGCCGATGAAGTGACCTACGAGCTGCATGCCAGCCCATCTGAAGGCGCTGCTTAGCAGTGGTTAGTGGATAGTGGTCAGTGATCGGTTATGAGCACTGACCACTCATTGAAAGGAGTTCGTTATGCCTAAAGTGAAGTTGATGACTACGATGGCGGGTCCCCAGGGCGCGCATAAGGCTGGAAGCGTTGTGGTTCTACCCCAAAAGCAAGCCCAGGTGCTGGTTGATGGCGGCTTTGCTGAATTTGTTGAGCAAGAAAAGGTTCAGGATAAGCCGAAAGCTTCGAAGCCGGCAAAGAAAGAAGCCGAAACCGCAACCAAAAAGTCTGAAGAAAACGCTGCCAAGAAATAACTTCTCAGGTAAGACATGCCTCTGACTTTGGAAACTCCCCCAGCAGCCGAGCCCATCGATGTGCCAACAGCCAAGAGTCAGCTGAGGATCGACATCGCCGATGATGATGCATTGATCACGGCATATATCAAGGCTGCCCGGACGGTCGTAGAGCAGAAATCGCTGCACGCGCTAATCACTCAGACGTGGGATCTCTATCTTGATGCGTTCCCCTCAGGAAAGGAGATCGAGATCCCACTTCCCCCGCTGCAGTCTGTGACGCATATCAGGTACATCGATGAAGATGGCAACGAAAGCACCTTCAGCAGCGATGATTACCTTGTGGACACAGTGAGTACGCCTGGAAAGGTTGTGCTGAAAGATGATGCCACCTGGCCAAGCGAATCTCTTCAGGAGGTCAACGGTGTGGTGGTGCGTTTTGTGGCCGGGTTTGGCGATGCCGGCACAGATGTGGATGAACGCGCCATCCAGGCTATCAAGCTGCTGGTTGGTCACTTCTACGAGCACCGGGAAGCGTTCGTAGATGGGCGACCGTTGAATGATCTTCCGATGGGTGTGGATGCTTTGCTGGCAGATCTGCGCGCCAAAGCAAAGAAGTTCTGATGTTCGCACGCAAACATTACTACGGCTTCCTGCTCAGGAGCTTGTTATGAGAGCTGGCAAATTGCGCCATCGAATAATGATCCAGCAGAAACCTGGCAGCCAGGACAGCTTCGGCGGTGAGAGCTGGGAATCCCCAAGTACGGTAGCCACGGCGTGGGCAGCTGTAGAGCCCTTGCAGGTGCGCTGGAAGGAATCTGTGGCCGGCAACCAGGAGATTGCTGAGGCGACAACTCAAATCCGCATGCGATATCGAGATGGCATCACCACAGAGATGAGAGCTGTTCACGGCAGCATGACCTACGATATCGAAGCGGTCATCGATGTGGATGGTCGTAAACGGGAACTAATACTCATGTGTAAGGCAATCTAAGATGGAAAACGAAAAGAATTCGCCAAATGGCTGGAATGAATGGGCCAAGTACGTGCTGAAGGAGCTCGAGCGGCTCAATGAAGGC